CTTGCAGATAGGTTTAGCAGTTCTAAGAAGTCCATATCTTTAGGATTTAGTCCTAGTTGCTTGTATTCAAAGTTACCCTCTAACAACATAGGTCTGCCTGAGTTATGAGAGCCTTGAAATCTAAATTCTAAGTCCTCTAATAGTCTTGCTCGTTGGTCATCTGTTAGTGATGCACTAGCTCCAGTTTCATCTGTTGGCTCAAACTTCAACATACCACTAGGCGTACAACCATTTTTAAGTAACGCTACATTGTGCAGTCCAGCTAAGTTGTGCTGATCTACATTGTAAGCACTAGCCATTAAAGGAGATAATCCATAGTAATCATCTAATGGCGACCATAGTTTAATTTGTTTTACTTGTGATTGACCTGTTGTTTGGTCTACTGGATATGAGTTAGTAACCATTCCATTGATAATATAATCGTATTGAGCAGGTATAATGCTGTTACTAGCCTTAATCTCCATACGATCAGGTCTTAATAGATATAATTCTTTTGGTGGTGTAAAGTTTTCAGAATCTCTAAGTAAATAAGAGTTTCCTGAGATTAATAGATATGAATACAAAGATGCAAAGTATTCTACTCCACTTTGTAGAGGGTTGGGTCTATCTAATAAAGATAATAGCTCATGAGATTCTAACTTCTCATCACCTTGATATACACATAACTTAACAGCACTTGCTGAATCTGATATTAGTTTTACGCATCTGTGTACTATAGCATTGTCTTGATATCCCTCTTTAGCATAAGACTTGTATGTCTTGTTAGTCTTACCTGCATAGGCATCTAACTAACTTGTTAATCATTATTTTTGGAGCATTTTTTTTGCTCATATTTTGTTTTTGTTTTTTAAAAATATCAAATAATCCCATGTAGTCCTCAACTAATTCTAAATACTGCTTTACCACTATTCTGTAAAGATGATAACGCCCAAACTAAAGCATCAATTCTATCATCATGTTGTGATTTTACACTAATACCTGTGAATTGGCACATTTGTTCTTCTAATTCTTTAAATACATTCATATGATGCACTCGACCCTGTTCATAGAGTGCTGATATTGGTTCTGCTCTAACCATCTTGCCTCTACTTGCTCTAACGCTTGTGTAGGGTATTGTTTCATCTTGTGTACGCAAAAGTCTTTCAATTAGATCACCACCATTATTAACCTCTGCTACAATTCTGTCACATTCATATCTTTTATACAAATCTATAGCTGTTTTGACCCATATATCAGGACTGGATATTTGACTAGAATCATTAAGAATATAGAAATGATTATTCTCATCTCTACCTGCAACTATTATTCCAGTTTCATCTGAGTCTTTGTTGCTGGTCACAGCAGGGTCAATCGCAACTACTATTCTCTGTAGTGTTGGGTGGGAGTTTAGCCTTGCCTGTTCTATATCTTTATAATTAAACAGCGCACCCTCTACATCTTCAAGAATCTCACCATAGATTTCCTGTCTGCCAATACGAGTACCCTCATATCTTTCTTTGAACATCTGAACAGTTGACTGCGCTAAGTTGTCTACATTCTCAAAGGTAGAGCCTCTAATGACCTCAACATCATCTCTTTTTGCAAGTTCTCTAATGAGTGGTATAGGTCTTGGTGTAGTAGTTATTATACACTTAGGATTATCTCCTATCCTGAGTGCCATGATTAAGTTATCAAACGCCTCTCTGTAATTCCAAGATGCTAACTCATCACACCATGCTCTTGAGATGTTTAGTCCTCTAAGTCGATCATAGGACTCAGCAGGAACGCCAACAATCGTTGAGCCATTGTAAAAGGTTATGGTGCTGTCTGACTTGTTGTAGCCTTTATCTGATAAGAGTTCAGGTGGAATAATCTTTATTAATCCTGATTCACCTGCAAAGACTACTCTCTTTAAATCTCCATAGGTTGGCGCTACTACTGCTGTGGTTACACCAGCGTTCAGTAAACAGTATTCTATAAGGTCATAACTGCCACTGAGAGTCTTGCCAAATCCTCTACCAGCAATGATTAGATGTATATTGTACTTAGGGTCTTTTGAGATAATTTGTTTATCTCTTGCTTTATCCCACCATTCAATGAGTAAGTTCAGTGCTATCTGATTCTGAGAGCCTATGGTCTCGAATTCTCTGTGCCAATTCTTTGAATCGTTGGTTTTCTTCTGTAGCATCTTTAACCTCTATGGTCTGCGTTTCTTTCCAGTTAGCCTGAGTCTTTAGCCAAAATATACTTGCTGTTACTGCCTCTCTACCCTCACCAGTAGCCATTCTAAATAGATTTTGAGCAACCTTAGTATTAGCCTCTGCCTTACCAGTGTTAAGCTCATCTTGATAGTATTTATACAGGGTAGGTTTACTGATCTTGAGTACAGAACATATCTGCTCATGAGTTATGCCAAGACCTGATAACATAGTTACCATATCTGACTTTTCTGCATCTTTGTTTACTATTTTAGGCATATATCCTTTTTATACAGTAAATAAAAAAAAAGAGCAACCATTTGGCTACTCTTCTTCTTAGGGAGAATTGATTTTATTGATACTTACAAACTGTATCATCAAACCCTGCTCTTTCTCTTGCAATAAGTAAGTTTTCAACATATGTTGTGTATCTTCTATCAACATTACCATGAATAAATATTTTGATACTTCTGTTGCTGTGTAAATCAATCCAATCAGTAGTTTCTTTATCTAAAGTAGTTCTGATTTCTTGTTTTAAAAGAACATAAAGCTCATCACTAACTTCTTTGTCTACTTTTCCCCAATTTAACTCTTTCTTCATTCCAAACATATTTTTATCCTCGTTTCTCGTTAATTTTTTGGGTGGTTTAAGTGACACCCACACTATGTTATTAGTTTATTAAGAGTATTTACCATCTGTAAGTTCAGATACGAATATTACACCCTCATACTTTTTTTCTGCTTTTAATTTAGCATCTACTTTATTAGATGCTAATATTGTTTCTACACTATTATTTTCTAACATTATCACAAATTTTTTTTCCATATTTTTATCCTCGTTTTTCGTTATATTTAAGAGTTTTTATCAACCCCATATATACATATTAACATATACCCATACTGGGTCAACATATATTTACAATTATTTATAATAGTATTTGCTAATATATAAACCCTGTATCTTCTTAATCTTTATTTTTAATCTTGTTTTAAACTGTTAAATAATGGGCTATCACCATATATTCTTTTTTTGATTAATTCTACATATTCTGCATTGAGTTCAATTAATATGGCATTTTTGCCTAATCTGTCGGCTACAAGACCTGTCGTTCCTGCACCTGCAAATGGGTCTAATACAACACCACTTTCAGGACAACCTGCTTTAATACATGGCTCAATCAATTCAGGTGGGAATGTAGCAAAATGTGCTCCTGTATAACCCTTAGTGTTAACTGTCCAAACATTTCTTTTATTTCTACCTATTGGGTTATTTTTAATTTCATCTAGATGAGTTTCTATATATGTAAGACCATAATTAATATTATGAAATTGATCTGTCGAATCATCTATTAAATCTTTAATTTTATTCCAATTTTTCACAGATGGAAAAGCAAAACCTAATTCATCATTTCTAAACCAATGTTCTATCGTTGTTTTTTCAATATCAGTATTTTTAACTAAAGATTGCAATGTAGTTTTATTTCTTAAATAATTAACAAATTCTTTTTGACTTGGTAGTTTAGGTCTTGTTTCTACTAATTTAGTTCCTCTAGTTTTAGACATTCCTTGCCTGTGTTTTTTTTCATTTTCATCAGATTTATATTTACCCCATTCTGTTTTTATCTCATTATTTACTGCGTTTCCACCTTTTATATTTTTTTCTAAAGTAGTACAAGGCTCTCTAATTGCATCTATATCATAATAATATCTTTCATTCTTGGTAATTAACCATATTTTTTCGTGTGCAGAAGTAGGTCTATCTCTAACACTTTCAGGCATTGGGTTGGGTTTATGCCAAATTATCTCTGATCTAATATACCAACCTGCATCTTGTAGTGCTATGGCTACTCTGTTAGGAATCATAATTAAATCTTTTGCTTTTAGACCTGTCATTGATGACATGGCATGACTATCGCCAACATTCCACCAAATAGTCGCAGTTTCTTTCAATTTAGGTTTAAATTCTTCAAATACCTTAACAGTATTGGCAATATATTCTTGATAAGACTTTTCTAAACCGAATTGCTCAGCAGTTCCATAATCTCTTAATCCAAAATAAGGTGGTGATGATACAACACAATCAATAGAGTTGTCTTCAAGTTCTTTGATTTTGTCTATGCAATTTCCTTGTATTACTTCAATCATTTTCACTCCTTTTTCTTTCTAAAATATTCTAATATACAAACCCTGTATCTTCATAGCATCTAGTTTGAGGGTTGAATCTCAGGGTACACTCACCAATAGAGCCTTGTATGGTATCTTCTCTAACCTTGCATATCCTGACTTGTGTTACATGGTTCTCAAAATCTCTTGTAACAATGGCTATGGTATCTCCTTTGTTGTTAAACATAGCTCCACCACTGATATCATAGGCACTCTTGACTTCAAACTTACCCTCTGCATTTCTGATCTGTTTGGTTGGGTGCGCCACGAGGAATGTTATGGTGTTGGTTTCTCGGTTAAATCTTTTGATCTTACTGATTAGCATACTGATATGTTCATCTTCTCTTAGGGTTCTCATAGGACTCAGCTCGTTGTATGGGTCGATCAGCAATCCATCTATGTCATAGTGGTCAACGCAAAACTTGGCTCTTTCTAAAATCCAGTCAACATCAGGAAGTCCACCTTTTCTGTCTACAAAGTAGAAATGTTCTTGTATAAACTTCAGTGCCTCTACAACTTCCTTTTCTGTGGCTCTATTTGGGAATACTGATGCAAAGGGTTTGTGCAGATATTTCTCTATAACCCTCTGTAGGTTTACACCNAGCTCACTCTCAGGAGAGAATAACAAAAACTTCATGTTNTCGCTTTTAGCTAATCTCATCATGATATCCAGTGTTAGTGAACTCTTGCCTGAGTTTGGTGTTCCAGTGAATATGTTGAAACTTGGTTTTAATATCTTTAAATAAGGTTCTAGGTCTTTGAAACCTACACTATATTGTTTGAATGTCTTACCAGCGTATAAATCCATAACATCTGTGTATAAATCTCTTGCTGTGTAAATCCCATCTATTTTTAGCTCGTTTTTTTTATCTGTCATTTTTGTTTGCACCTCTTTGAGTTTGGTTTCCTTTTGCATCTGTATGTTCCATGAGAAACATTCTTGGTTGATTTAATTAATTTACCACTGGCATCTTTCTTAGGTTTGGGTGCGCTTGGCACTGGTGATTTGCTCATAATATTTTATCCTGCTAAAAAGTTTCTATTTTTTTTACCTCTAATCTTAAACTCTCTTGTTTTTTGAGGTTTAGTTATATTAGTATACTGAGCAATATTTGCACATTGGTCTGTCGTTTTTTGCTCATTGGGTGTTGTTTTTTGCTCATTGGATATTCCATTGTGCAATATTTTCTCATTGGAGATATTGATAGTGTAAATGTTGTTTACTTTCAAACCATTGCTGATCTTGTTTATCTTTATAAACTTCTTCTTCTCCAGTTGTTTAATGTATGTGTTTATCGTTCTCCTGTTGCAATGACATAAAGTAGATAAATGATCTTGACTTGGAAAACAAGTGTTCTCCTCATCAGCATAATTACATAACATCATCAGCAGTAGT